ATCTTCTTTAATGTCTTTTGCAATACGTTTTATTCTTTCAAGTGTTATTTCACTCATTATTTACTCCTCTACTTTTGTTAAATACTTTTCATTATCTTCGTCAATAACTTCGCCTACCCAACTAAAATCGAGTTTACCGCTATCATCAGTGTACAATATTGGTTTACCGTTTTTATCCGCTATAACATCTCCATTATCATCATATTTACAAAATGTTATATCCCATACACCATAGTTCATTATTCATTCTCCTGCTCAACAGTTACGTTTATATCCCATTGAAATCCACAATGCTTAATATCCATACTTGCTAAAGCATCATGTATATAATCAGAAATAATTTGAGCATCATGTTTATTTAAATGTTGATGAAATTTATTTACATCTACTTCAGATATAGTCATTTTTTTATCACTAAATATTTCTTTTAACATTATTCATTCTCCTTTTTTTCATCTAATATTTTTAAAGCAACATCAGCATTAGGTAAAAACAAATACCTTTTGCTCTTGAAAGATTTATCACCCATCATCTCATTGACGAACATACATAAATCCCAACTATTAAGAGACTTAATTTTCATAGTCTCATAATCTATCACATGAATATCATCTTTATTATACATCAATAACTCCCTCTATTTTCTTTTTTAATGGATTTTTGTCCGATTGTAATTTACCGATAGGTGGTAATTTTAACTCACGACCTTGTTGACCTTTTCTCTTACCGCCCACATACCTATCTTTACCAATCTTTATCTTGACGTTTTTAAAACCAAGTTTTTCATAATAGTCTATAAGTCTATTAGTCTTTAACTTCATAAGAGAATTATATGTTGGAAAGTTAATAACGTCAGTATTATCAAAAGATAATATAGAATTACGACCTGCTAAGTTTTGAACATAATCAACAGTATCATTATATTCATCTAGTAATATATCTTTATTATCTCCATAATCGGGGCAAAAACCATCTATACCGAGATTTTCCCAATATAAAGTTTGTGATACCTTACGTTTTTTAATCCTACGTTTTTTCTTCTCTTCTTCTTCTTCATCAATAATATTTCTAATATTATTCATCAGTATCTCCAACATATTCATAAAAGTTATTATTAAAAAACTTTTTTAACTCATTCATAATATCTTTATGACTTTCTTTATTTACAGTCCAACTATGAGTAGAATTATTCTCACTATCCATAATTTTAATTGTAAAACCATATTCAGAATTTACCAATTTTTGTAATTGTCTATTATAATATTCTTTGCTCATTAAAATCTCCTGCCATATCGTCTAAACTGCTCCCATTTATAATCACGGATAATTTTAACTATATCATCATAGTCAACTCTTTTACTTAAGAACATACCAACAATGGCATTAGTAGACGTACCTTTTTCTATTTCTTTAATAATTTTATTCTTCATATTTATAACTCCTTTATAATAATAATATGTATTATAATTCATATTGCAAGTAAAAAAAACTACTTTTTATTGCCACTAAAATACTTCAATCTATAAGCATTTTTATCAGAAGGCGTCATACGTAAAAATTTTTTATTAATATGTTTATCTTGAATAATATTAGTATGTACATGGTGGCAATGCGACCAACCCAAAGAATTGTATAAATGATCAGTATCTAAACCAAAGTCTTTGTAACCCTCAAGAATAGATTGAAAATAACCTCTAGACGGTGGGGCAAAACTTGTTCTGTTCATGGTATATGTCATCATACCCATAATCTCTATTTTGCCATATAAGTTTGGAAAACCCTCATACAAGTCTAATGCCTGCTCACATTCTTTTGTAATCTCCCATAAACCCACGGGCAACATATCATGATTATTTGTTGACGGTTGAATGTCTGCAACACCACGAAATACTAACTTCCAATTTGGAATATATAAACTACCTAACTGTTTTGCATTAGGGCAACGAAAAGCCATTTGGCTAAGATTTAAGTTACTACCGTATGCGATATATAATTTTGTCATTCTTTACTCCTGTAATTAATAATTTAATACTACATGGGAAAATCCCATAAGTAAATAATAATCATAAAAAAACATTTTACAAGCAAAAAAAATAATTTATTGTAAAAATGTAAATTTATATTTCCTCCATACTCAACCAGCAGAAAAAACTGCTGGTTTTTTTTCAGGTACTGCAGCAGAAACTTTGTTCGTCCTGGAGCCTTCATGGGATAAATGTTCGGGTTTATATATTATCTCTGGCAGTCGTTGCTTGATATTCACCACGACTCATCACCCCGACCGTCGTGCCAAGCCACTTCCTCCCACCAGCAGTGCTAAAGCTAAACTTGTCTATACGATTGTCAGTTATAAGTTCCCGAACAATTCCATCTAATACCCGTTGAGATAAATTGTTCAGGGCATCAGGAGCGTCAGCATCAGTCATACGATTCGTTAGAGAATCAGCACCTCCCTGTTGTGATAAAGCTCTACCTTCCCGTTCACACCGAGCTATCCACTCGTACAGGGCAGTCTTTCTGTTATCCCGATTAGTTCCCATATTCAGTTGTTCAATATCTTCACTCCGATCAACCAGCAGTCCAGTATTTAAATCCCGAACAAACTTACGCACTTGTCTTTTTGCAACCCCGTTCGACTTGACAACCGCCCCGTCAAAGCACCGATTACGCTGATATTCTATGTTCAATTCCTTACACTGGCGTTTGGCAGACTTCTCATCTACCTGCCACAACGCGAAAGCACAACGCACACCGTCTACAAGGGCAGAAGTACCCCGAATAAGATTTCTGGCTTGTTCTGGTGTTGATATGACGGCATCATCTTTAACCTTGGTCATATGGTGACACATCATCACTGAAGCTCCAGTTTCCGAACCTATTTTCGACATTAGCCCCGTTAAAGCTGCTCCCGCTGCTGGATCAGAGTTCACATCAGCGTGAACAAAAGACGCTAAAGGATCAAATATAATTAACTTTAAGTTATTTATTTGTAATATTTGTTCGTATATACGCTCAAACTCAGCAGAAGTTGTGAACTCCCCGTGAACATTTTGCAGTATCGGAAACACACCTCCTGCGTTAGGCAGAGCAACGACCCGAAGTTCATGATAATAATTAGCCCGATCATTGTTCGGGTCTAAACGCTGGATTCGTCGGTGCATCTCTGCTTCATCATCTTCTGCTGTAAATATAACCACATTCCCGAACTCTGTTACATTCGCCCCGAAGGAACTGGTCATAGAAGCCCCCGAAGCCACCTTCATAGCCAAATCTAACGTCAACATACCCTTGCCCGCATCTCCTGCTGCGGATAAAATTATGGGTACCCCGAGCGGAAATGTTGCGTCCACGATAAATTTTTGTTCGGGTGCAACGCCAGTGAATCTGGAAACCAGCATACTATCGTCCAGCAGATTTATGTTATGTTTAGTAACATTGTTCGGAGTATTAAGAAAAGTATTTATGTCAAACCCTTCGGCTATAGCATCATCTGCGTCCCATCTCTCAGGCTTACCCCGAGGAAGAGTAAGCATCTTAACGGATTTAACATTAGCCTTGAGTGATAGCTCTTGCACAAGCTCAGCCAAACGCCTGCCTGCTGTATCATTATCAGCCCATAAGATGAGTTCTTTACCCTGTAAAGGAGAGAAATCATATTGTGACGCTGACTTCTTCGTAAGCATACCTGCTCCACCCATAGTACAAGTAGCCGTATAACCTAAGTTGTTGAGTGCATCTGCACACTTCTCGCCTTCTACCCAGATAATAGTATCAGAAGCTAAAATGTTCGGGATATTATACAATGGTCTGACATCAGGCATACGAGGATACGGGTGGTCGCCAGTGAACTGCCTGAACTCCTTCTTTGGTTTACCATGCGTATCCAGTATAGGATTACCTGAACTATCCCGAACAAGGTATTTACGCACAGCACATATAATCTGACCTTCAGCATTTTTGTATAAATACTCCGAATCGTATGGTGTTTGCCTGTTAATCTGGACTTTTACTGGATTCTCAGCAGGCTGCTGGCGAACAAAGTTTCTTTCTTCACCCAGGTAATCTGCGAACATTTCTTTAATTTCAGGTAGATTCATACCACGACCTTCAATAAGTATCTTAACAATACCCCCGACACCAGTGCTTCCATTAAAGTCCTGACCCTTCATAAAGAAAGGACTGTTAGGATTTATGTCTATTTTTAATGATTTACCTGCTTCTCCCTGTAAAGACCCGATAGTGAACAAATCACCCTTTACTTCACCGTGCGGAAAAGTCTGCCGAAGAATGTCAATCTGCACCTGATTAGGTACTTTCTTAGATATTTCATTTACTAAATCTTTTGCATTAACACTATATTTTGTGTTGTCAAAAGGAACGATACGCATTATATTGTACTCCTATAGTCATTACACCTGAACCCGAGCAACGCCAAAATTGTTCGGGTTTTTTTTTAATTCCAGCAGGTACTCCTGAACTCACAATTTTTACATAAAAAGTAATCAGAGTCCATAGCAACACGAGGTAATATTTCATCATGTTGAACTGCTTTTAATATTTCAACTGCTTTATCACTTGTTTTTTGAGCAAGTTCTTTATCAAAATCAACAAACTCATAGTATATATCACAAGTATTTTTATTTATTACTGTAAACAATGCAGGGTTTTCTGTTAAATCCATATACGCTTGATACAATGCAATTTGTGATGCGTATGTTAAGTTAACTTGCCTGACACCCTTCCGAACAAATTCATTGAAGCTCCTCTCATTTGCAGATTTACACTCCCATAACATAGGATATTTAAAATCATCTGATCCACCGCATATAACACCATCAATATGACCCCGAATCTGATCATTAGCTATTGAAAAGCCAAATTGTTCGCCATTTTTATCAGTGCTTTTTAAATCAAAGCCAGCATTGTATATCCAACCATGAGCCATATCTTCAATTACATGACCAAACTGAAAGATACGCAGTAGTTTTGCAGAAAACTCTTTTCCTTTATCTGCCTTTTTACCCATATATCTATACTGTATCTTGCGTGAACAAGCGTCACCGAGAGATGAAGCACCTAAATACTTTCTAGGTTCTTGATCTTTTTGTTTTTCAAGTATCGCCCGATCTATTTTGTTTTTCATTATCTGGCTTATTTCTTCCGAATGGGAACTCCGCTGCTTTATCCCCGACGTTGAATTTGAGCCAGATTGCTGCCAAATAAGTTTCGTTAACGTCATCTGCTATATCCTTCATTTGTTGAATACTTGAAATTAAATACAATACATCTTGTTCGTCCAGCTCTGTAAATCTTTTATTCCAGCCTACTTGACCGAACAATTTTCCTGCTTTGACTAATGAATCGTAAGACAATCTTCTTTCCAATCTGTTATTATTTTATTTTTTCTTTTCTTTTTGTTACTCATAGTCAATGAAGCAACAACATAACCTTCATGTATAGCCATAGCACTAGCGTAATTACAACTGTCAAACAAATAACCTTTTTTATTTATTTCTTTTTTGATCCCGTTCAGAAGTTGTTTACGATCCAATACACGGTACTCAAGAGGTGTGTAAAAGCCCACTTCTTTTACCTCTTCTTCACAATCTAGTATCATATTAAGTTCTATTAGTGGCATTTATGCTCTTCCTGAAATTCTATTTAAATACTCTAATCTTTCTCTTCTTATTCTTTCTGACTTTTCTCTTATTTTAATTTCTTTTTGTTTCTTATAAATAAGATAATCAACTTCTTTTTGATTAAACAAGTAATTTATAAGACAAGCCGCTTTATATTTTGTCCAAGAAAAATCAAAAGGATTAATTCTATAACCTTTTCTAATCAATATGCTTTTTTGTTTTTCACTTACCTCTTGATTTAACCAACGCTTATTCTTTTTAGCGTTACTATTACTCTCAATCCTTCTCAGAAAGTCGTCAGCAGATGCAATAGCTTGTTTCTTAGTTCCTACACTAACTACTCTTAATCTATCATTTCTAGGCTTTGTAAACCCAAAAAAAGTATCATGTAAATTTACAACCATAGCAAAACCATTAAATCCTGATGCCATCAAACATTTATCAGTGTCAAAAACCCGAATCCAACGAAACGGAGAGCGATCAATAAGTTCTACCTCTGTCATATTAAATTCTTTAAGCTTCTTTTCTTCTTCTTTGGCAAAGTCATGACCACAAATAGGACATTCACGAACACCTAAAGGAACTATTGAATTACACTCAGGACATTGCTTTTGTGGTGCTTGACCATTATCATTTGATGCAACGTCATCTAAGTTAACTTCTTCATCTAACTCACCATGAGTTAATATTGATGTTCCAAAATCTAAAACTATACAGTCAGTTTTAATTATGTTCGGGTATTCACCTGGATCAATGGTTCGTAATCCACGACCAATCATTTGCACCATTGTTGATTTATACGAACAAGGTCTTGTTAAAATAATACAAGATACAGGTGGTGAGTCGAAACCCTCAGTTAACACCGCTACATTGATAACAACCTGCAAATCACCATTCGATAAACTTTGCAGCATATTAACCCGAACATCTTTCTTTGTGTCACCTGTGAGAACCTCTGCCCGAACACCTTGTTTTACAAACTCATCACACAAATCCTTAGCATGGTTCTTTGTAGAACAGAAAACAACTGTTTTACGGTCTGATGCTTTTTCATGCCATTCGTTTACAACCCGTTCGTTAATAGGTCTTTTGTTCATGATACGAGCTACCTCGTCCATGTTAAATTCATCAATCGTTTTTCTAACTTGACTAAGTTCTTTTTGAACTCCGACATTAATTACAAATGTTTTAGGAGATACAAGAAAACCCTCACGAATAAGTGTTGCTATCTCTATTTGGTGTGAACAATTAGAAAAAACCTGCTTTAAACCCTTGCCATCACCCCGATTAGGAGTAGCCGTAAACCCCGCTATCCTAACATTTGGATTAATTTCTTTTGATTCTTTTATTATATTTAACCAAGAATTTGCTATAGTATGATGGCTCTCATCAATAATAATTAAATTAACCCGCTGCATACTCGATAAATTGTTCGGCCTTGATAGAGTTTGTACCATGGCAAACACCACATCACCTGACCAATCCTTCTCATCAGCATTTAAAATACTCGTTGATATATTAGGATTTATCTTTTTAAACTTGTCCATATTTTGATTAACAAGTTCATCACGGTGTTGTAGCACCAATACTTTATTGTTTTCCTTGTGCATCTTCCCTATCAAAGAAGATAGCATAATAGTTTTACCTGCACCCGTTGGTGCAACAACTATTGTATTTTTATGTTTGTTCAATGATTTAATAGCAGAGTTTACTGCCACATCTTGATATGGTCTAAGTATCATTCCATCTCTCTTCTATAAAATATATGGTCGTTAATACGAACAGTCCTTGTAAACTGATATGACCAACTTGGTTGTACATAATACGCATGATAATGAGTGGCACCGCTTGTTGTATCATACAGATAGCCTTTCATTGTGGCTTCAGCTATATCAATAGCAAAACCCCATGCCATCATATCATTTATAGTTTCGGGTTTACCGTCGCACCAAAAGCTAAATTGACATTTATTTCTAATAGGAATGTTTTGATTCCAAGAATAGTAATAGCCTTGCTTAACGACATCACAAACATTATCGGGGTATCTATAATCACCGACTCTATTTACGACAACTTGAGCAACCGCCACTTGCCCCACCATAGGCTCACCTCTTGCTTCAAAGTAAATCGCCATGGCTAGACACATAATTGATTCAATCATTTAATCCTCCCGATTGTGGCG